ATCCAGCGTTGTCATTCTGCTTGGTAGCAGAGTTACCAATGGTAAGGAGTTATCTCCTACTCCATCAGGTACTGAGGCATAAAGCCGAGGTTCTTGTTTAGAGAACCAAGGAAGTATGTTACTCAGGACAGACCGAACCCTCTCGTCGAGGGTAGAAGTCTTCTCCATCACCACTTCCGTGTTAACGGTTGTAGGCCGGAAAAGATTTCCAGAGTTACTATCATGGGAATAAATATTCCTATTGACAGTTTCTCTTTGGTCCACTAGGGAGTCTAGAATTCTGCGATCGCTAGAAAATCTAGCAGTTGCGCACTCCATCTCCACCAGGGAACTTCCCGGGTAAGAGAAATTGAGCCCGAACGGAGAAGTCAGATGTTTAATCTTGTCAAAGACAAGCTTCTGCTTCTTAGTTAGGAGGATTCTAGATCGATGACCTAGATGGCGAACAATGTCAACAAAGTTGTCATTGCTCATTTCTCTCCACTTAAACTGTGGGAGAACCATCTCACTGGTAATAACTTTACCAGCGAACTCACAAATCTGATTAGAGCTCAAACTCTTCTCAGGTGAGTAAGGACATCCCCACTCATGTAGGATCTCAACATATCGACGATGTAAATCATCATCTAAGATGACAACATCATCACCCAGGACGAAGAATTCCTTCTTCCACTGGCAATTGTTGAGAAACCACAACAACAGTCCGTGCGAAGCTGCAAAAACAGCAAAGCTCGGAAACAACCCTAAGGGTTGTCCCCTGTTCCAGCGGACATCACCAATTGGTGATTTCCATGTCGAACGTGATATCTCATTAAAAAGAGAGATATCAGGGATGTTGCCAAACAAGGATCTCATTAGTTTAACTTGTACTTCTAAAGGGAAGTAATCAGTTGCGCTAGAGAGATCGACAGAATGAACTGTCTTACCTTGTAGCAAGTGGTCCTGCAACACTGAGTGAGGTCTTGACTGATCATGGGTGCAATCCCATGGAAGGTGACGGATAAATCCGTAAACCGTTTTACCAAAATGGCGGAGTGCCAGCTGGTAAGCAAGAAAGGGCGAAGCAATGCTTCGTAATTTCCCACCCGGTTCTTGAAGGAAAGCAATCCTTCCACCTTGGATCATCTCGGGCCCAAAGCCAGAATACCCATCACTGGGTACATGGGGATGAGTTTCGAGACCGTCCATTACAGGAGCAAATAAGCTTCTGTAACGGGCGATTAGGTCCATTCCATAGCCTGATTCCAAAAGGATCTCGATGTCAGTGATGACATCTTGATTCTGAGGAACAGAACGTAAGTTTCTTGAAGGCTTACGTATGGAACTGGAACCCTGGTAGGTCAGAAGACTAACATCTGAACTACGATCCACAGTCAAACTTCCAAAACTCTTTTTGACAGCCTGATATAGGTAGTCAAAGTCCGGTGAAATCACCGGAGGAGGTGCGCTAAGTGCGCTAGTGAATTTCTTCACTTGAGACGGAGTCGGTTTACTGTATACAAATACAGTATAGCACATCAGAGTCTGAACTGCCTTTCGGAAGTTCCTTCTCGATTTGCTAGACCAACGGAATAATCCGCCAATCTCACCGGCTATGTCACCATCTCGGTTCTTTCGAACCCAAGTAAGAGATGGCAAACCAGCTCTCCTTCTGTAGAGATCGACTTTCAAGGATTTGAGTCTCTTGATTGTCCACTCTACACCCGAGTTTTGGACCCACTTTATAACAAGACGGCGGATGCCGTGTTGTAAATAAAGAGGGATGTCAATAACCCATAAACGGTTTCTAAGACCCCGTTCCAACGAGCAAATGCTCATAGGGTATCCCTTTCCTTTAATAAGGGGTGCCAAATTGGTACGGCGTCGACGAGACGTCGTGGGTAGGTCATGTTCCACTAAATTTACTTAATTTAGGTGGGCTTAGCTATGAAACTCCAGAACATCACTATTACAGTGATAACCGCCACAATCAATATGCAGTTAATGAATGTCTTGAGCAACACAGTTGCACAGGAACCATTTCTGCTGTTCCCTTTCGGGGACATTTCATCGTCATATGACTTTGAAAAAGTTGATACTGCCACCAGCTCTTGGGCTGGCCTTCTCTTGACAACAACATCAGACACTGAAACATCGGTTTTGGTGCTTGGGTGACCATTACCGAGAGGTGATTGTCGTCCGTTGAGCAAGGTAGAAGGTTTCCCTGTTGCATCTTGCTCCAGGTCTTCGGCATAATCGTGGACAGTCCAGACTTCATAGAAGTCTTGGAACTCTCGAAAATCGCCAATAAATTGGCCAGTTTCGAGGTCAAAGGACTCATCCCTCCAACGGAGGTAGAGTTCTTGACGCTCCTCGCGGGCGGAATTACGACGACTGCGGGCATTTTCGGCCTGCTTTTCTCGCGCATTTCTGCGCTTTCTCCTCTTACGAGGACCGGAATCTCCGGATCGTTGTCTGGGGTTCTCATTCACTTGAGCCTCCATGTTAAGAAAATACTAGTGGAC